TCCATCTGGAATAAAAGGCCCTATCTCAATATTTGATAGTTCGTTTAGTTTAGATTGTATATACTCTCTCATTCTTCCCTCAACGCCTTTCTTAGATTATCTTTATATAATGCAATATTCTTTTGTAGTGCTGGATAAAAATGCGGTCTTGCACTCATTCCCCAAGTACCAGTTAATTCTAACTGAATTTCGGTGGCTAAGTTCCACGGTTGATCGGTTGTATAAGGATATCCATGAGGATATGTATTTGTACTTTCTCCTAATGGTCCAGTTCCCCATTCTAAAAATGCAGATAATGGTATATTCATACTTTTTTTAGGCCACCATACTGTTAAATCAGAATATACTGACGTTTTTATCACATCATCTTTAAAATCTGTATCGCTCAGTTTAATTGACGATATATAACCACCAGCATTAAGTGGTGCTTCATTAACGGTATCTTCCCATATTACTTTTGCAGTATCTCTTTGAGCTTGTTTTAATTTTTCTAGTTTTTCTTCTAGTTTATTAGTTAAAACAGTAGCCATTTCGCTTATATCTCTCATATTGAAGGTATTTCTTCCTCATATTTACCGATTGCTTCAATATCAAGCCAATTTTCACGAACTGAACGGATTTTATATTTAGTATTATCCAAAATAATATAATATTTAGATACATTATCTTCTTCATTGCTTACCAATGGCTCTAAATATTGCTCTAATTCGTGTTTAATTGATGATATACGAAGTATTTTATTAATGTCTGCACCATATATGCTTACACTAACATCATCGTTCAAATATTGTTTTTGTATATCATAACTTGCTATTTGAGTTAAGGTTTCAATATATGTTCCGTTTGGTTGTTTTGTCTTTATTGCTTTCATTAAGTCAACATTTTTTAAATATCTTAATTGCATTAAAATATTCTCCTTTTACCATTAGAAACTATATCTCTTCTTAACTTAGCCATAACATCTTTATATTTAGCAGATTTACCACTTTCAGATAAACTTTCTACATCTTCAGTACCTCTTAACAAATATAGACTTTTCACTGCTTCTATTATTTCACTTTCGATTCCATCGCTTGTTTTTCTATTAGAAATAAAAAGAGCATCTTTTGTAACTCTTGTTATTAATTTATCTAGTAAATCACTATCAGATGCTCTATAATTATTCCCTAAATCAGCGATAATTTCTTCTTTCATTACTTATCGCCTCACTTTCATTTGTTCTAATTAAACACTTGGTGTTTCTACTTGACCTTTGTAAATTATTAAATCAGGAGTAACTGCTTTAGTTCCTTTATAAGCAAATAAACCAAACCCAATTGTATCAGATAATTCAATTTGTTTTGGATCATAGATTGAAGTTATAACAGGTTGAGCAACCGCACCATTAACCATTACAATATAATCGATTCCTGCTGGTAAGAATACACTTGAGTAAACACGGCAGTTATTAAATATTCCACCTTCCCAGTTTGGAACAACACCTAAATTATTACTATTTGTAATAGCATTGATTTTGTTTCTTAATTTTCCATAATATTCTGGTGTCATAACTACTTCAATCATATTTCTTGGTACACCTTGAACAAATTCATTTTTAGTAGTTTCAATTGTTTGAATTGCTTCTTCTATTTCATCAGCAATGTCAGTTTTGTCAGATGTAAATTCTTCTCCTTTATCTACTGCTTCTGCAAAGAATTTAGTATCTAATTCAACTGCTAATGCGTCTTGATGATTTTTAGTTCTTCTTTCAATTAAACCATTAACACCATAAGTTTTTAAATCTTTACTTTCTACTTCTTCTAAATATTCAGTATTATCATTTATTGCAATAGTTACTGGTTCTACTTTTATTTTTTGACCTGCATGACCACTTCTAGCAGTTCCGTAAGGTTGTCCTTGAATGTTAGCAAATCTTTTTGCCTCTGCAGTTCCTGATGTTGGATCACCTGATAAATCAGTATTTTTTAATTTACTTGATAAAGTAATATGTTGTAAATTATTTATTACTTTTCCATATTCCTCTGCTAATTTGTCTTTTCCTTCTGTTAATAATTCAATGCTTAATGCATCTAATCTTGCCATTATTTATCATTCCTTTCTTAATTTTTAAAACATAATTGGTATTTCTTTTGTTGTAACATTATCTACAACTGTTTTTGGAGTTTTTTCTTTCATTCTGTCATTTATTCCACTTTGAATAGCTTGTTTGTATACAACTTCAATTTCATCAATTTTAGTTTTAATACTTTCAGCATCTTCTTTTGTGTAGTCAATGACATTTAATAAGGAAATAGGCAACTCCTTTTCATTAGCAATTTTGATTGCTTGTTCTTTTAATTCATAAGCATTTAACCTTGATATTGCTTCATCTTTTTCTTTAGTTAATTTTTCAAGTTCATACTTATGTTTTTCTTCAGCATTCATTTTTGCTAACTTTTCAGCTTCAGTTCTTTTTTCCTCTGCTTCCTTTTCCCATTTTGTTCTTGCTGTTTCAAGTGCTTTAGCTACTTTCTTATCGAACTCACTTTGATAATATTTATCTTCTAAAATTTCATCAAAAGTTAGTATTTCACCTGCCCCAGCCATTTCTTGTGTAGTTTCTTCAACTACTATGTTTGTTTCTTCCATTTTAAATCTCTCCTTTCCCACGACATTGCTTATTGCCCCATCGCATTAAATCTTTTATGGAATAACAAAAAGAACATATTTCTATGCTCTTTCAGTGCCTTATAGACACTATAAAAGGAATAATTTCTTATTCCCTCTAACTATCTATAAAACAATGTTTGACATCAATTTAACAATTAGTAAATCTATCGTAATCCCATCTTTTGGGTATACTAGGAATTTTTCCCGGTTTTTTTGTTTTCTATAACAAATTCGCTATACAAAGCCACCATTAAATTATTATCTGCTTCATTATAAATAATTTTGTTTTGTTTTAACCAATCTAGAAAATCTTTGTTTTTTAATTTTTCTTTCATTTAACACTTTCCCCTTCAATTATATCGTATGTTTTAGTTTTAGCGTTATATTTAGCTAAAATAATCGTATCATTAACATAATGATTAACTCCAGTTAATTTACAATGAATTTCCCCCTGTGAATAAAAGTTCCAATGATCTGATATTCTAAAACTACCATCAGGCTTATATCCCCAAGTTATTTGCTCTCCTTTCGGAATTATATAACTAGAAAAAGAATATGGACTATTTGATAACTCTTTTCCTTCTTTACTTAATTCATCGTCAAACTTTTTAATGGCACTTAAAACCTTATCAGGCTCGTTTGCTATAAGCATATTAGCAACCATTGATTTAATATCTTCATTTTTAAATTTGTAATTGTTTGTTAATTCGTTAATAACTTCATCGTTTGCATTATGAATAATAATTGTTTTTACCTGATCTTTTGCTTTTTCCCATTCTTCATACTTATAGAAATCAGTTTCAAATCTAATATTTTCCAGTTCATTTCGCCATTTTTTATTTAGTTCTTCAATTTCTTTTTCATCGTTCGTATTTTGTAATTGTTCCATATATTTATTGTTTATTTCTTCTTCCATTTTTCTTACTTCTTTAGCAAATTCCTTATACTGTTCTAAATTTTTCTTTGCTTTGACATAGTATTTGTTTTCTCCTATTACTTTTTTTATTTTAGAAAACTTTCCACTTTCAATCATAGCATCAGTAAGAGATTGTCCTTCTTTAATAAAAACTCTTCTTCCCGATATTGTTCTCCATACGCCTTTTTCTTCCATATAATCACATCCTTCCATTAAAAAAGACATTATCTGTCTTTATATTCTCTTCTCTTATTGTAATATTCTTTCTTTAATCTTTCCCACTCTTTAGGGTTATTTCTTCTTATCTCGATAAACTCTTTCAATGTATCTGGTATTTCATCGCCAAAATACTTTTTATATCTTTCATATTGTTCTTTAGCAACTTTGTTCATTTCAAGTAACTTTTCACTTGTTTCATCTGCTAAATCTTCATCTATTTGATATGTTAATGTACTATGACACCAATGGAAATGCCCCATAATAGGTGGCATATTTATTCCTAATACCAAACCATCTACATCACATATTACTTCTTTTAAGTCGTTAGCATTATCCCCATACCATCTGTCGAATAGGTTTTGTCCTTTTAGATTAAATACCATTTTGTGCATGTTCCTACACATTTTAGTAACACGGCCACATAAATCTGATATAAACATTACCTTTTCCATACCATAATCTTTTCCAACTTCAACAATAGTTTGATTAGCTAAAAATACTGATTGAGCATCTACTCCACCACTATATTTGTCGCCATCTATATTAAGGTGTGTTCTTTGTTGTTTTTCAAAAATTCTTTTATAAATATCATTGTTTAGATCAATTTCATTTCCTTGTTGAATATCT